GCAGAAGCCATCGCAGTTACTTTTACAATACTGCCAGCAAGTCCGCCCTTAGTGCTTCCGTTCATAGTAATAACATCATTACTTGAGCCAGATATAAAGGTCTTACCTGTTGCATCACTAACTCCAGTATAAAGACCGCCCACAAATTTATCTGTGCCGTCGGTCAGTATGTCCATATCTGTCGCTGCTGTAACAACTATAAATGTAAAAGTAGCGCCCAGATTATTGGTTTGGTTAGGATCGTCGTCACTGCCTGGTGCAGTTGCAACAATTGAAGGTAGTGTGAACTTACCGTCTGCGTCATTGGTTATCAAGACTTTGCCCGCATGCGATGCCACGGTCAAAGTTGTGTCAGCAGTCAAACTAACTACGTTAGCGTTTCCTGCGGAAATAAAACCAGCCAATGATTTAACTGGTCCCGAAAAGGTTGATTTAGCCATAATTTTCCTCCTAAGAAAAAAATAAGTCCTACCGTCTTGGCTTGTCTGCTAGGTCAGTCTGTAGGACAAGTTACTCCTAGATACAATAACTATACTACTTGGAAAGATGTGAAAAAGAAAGAGAAAGTGTGCCGGGTTGAGTAAGAAACCCCCGGCGGGGTTCCATATTAGGTTATGCTCCAGGGCTACCGAATACTGCTCTTGGATCACTCCATCCAAAAGAGTATCTTTCTCTAGCCTTATAGCGCACGTTACCGGTGTCAAAATCAGCTTCCATAGAAGTTCTGATTGGTGAACGATCAAACATTTTGAATCCGTTCGGACAATCAGTCTTTATGAACCAAGCATCAGTGTCGGTTAGATAATGATTAACTGTATATCCTTCAGGGACCATGCCCATATTCTTAACAGCATTAATATCATTGTCTGAAGTACCAACTCTGCCAGGGCTCATCAATATTCTGTCAGCGGTGAATTGTAGCTCTTTAGGAATAATCATTTTCATTCCTTGTAAAGCCACTTTCAAACCACGCTCGTCAGTAAAAGCTGCAATGTCAATTAGTGCTTGTTCTAATGAAGTTTCACTTAGGTCAGCTGCTGTAGAAAGCTCATTACGCAGATTAGCACCGCCCACAGTTGGGTGGTCCGTTGCGCAAAGCTCTTTCGTGTCGCCGCCTGGATAACTTGAATTGAACGCTCTATTTAACACAGATGCTGATTTGACTTGCTTAGTGTTAGCCATACTTCGAGCAAGTGCTCTAGTATATCTTGCAGATAGTCTGTCATACAGATTATCTTCCACTGCTTCTTCAGTAATTGAGAAAGCCAATGCTATCGTTTCGTGAGTATATCTTGATGTAAACGCTTCTTGCGCTTGGTCAAAAGCTACTCCTGCTCCTTCTGACTTAACGGGTGCGGTATCAAAACCTGTCAACATTACTTCTTCTTCAAAAGCACGATCACTTGACTCCATGTCATAAATTTCTTCATGTTCTCTGTCATATCTGTCGTACTCAAGTCCAAATAATGCGTTCAGGCCTGGAAGCAACTCTTTAACCAATTGCGCTCTGCTAATTGCCATTTAAATTACTCCTAAGTTCCTGCAACAGGACCTCTATAAGCGTGCTCGTTGATTATTACAACCAAATTTGCATTATCCGCCGTGAGATCCCCATTAATATCATCTTGAACAACACCAACGATTTTAAGCTGTAGTGCTTGCGTTGTTGCTATAGTGCTAGAGTCCAGTTCGCGTGTGGAGACACCTGTTGTCGTACTACCACCAATACCGTCAGTATCAGCATTTCTGCCTATACATGTAACGGCTGAAGCACCGTCCGCCTGAACAACAAACATTTGGTTAGGGTCGTCATAGATATATGCTTCTATGGCGCCACTGCCTAGTGCCGTTGTGCTGGCTGGATAGTAATTCTTAAAGGTAGGCGTGCCGTCAGTAGCAACATAATAACAGTGTGAAAATACACCAACAACATTGGCAGAACCAGCTGCCGCTCTGTTGATATAACCACCTGCGAATATACACAAGTCACCTTGAAAGATGCTTGTGCCATATCCTGATGGATCAATATTATATTTGTTTGCTTCCTGAACAGCGGATCCGACATTAAGACCTTTATAAGGTCTTAGCCCAAAGGCCTTGTCTACATTTGCCATTTAAACTTTCCTCTATTTCAAGAATTAAAATTAAGAACCCTTAGTTCGATGAACCTTGAGTTCCGCCAATTGTTACGCGAGATTGTCTATTAGGTTTACTAATTGACATGCTGGAATGACTTCCTTCCTTCATCATATCGTTGTCTACAGCGTCCATTTGACCTTGTTCCTTTGCAGTGAAAAAGGCTTTTCTTTCTTCTACAGTCTCGACTGGAATCCGGCAGAGAATCAATCCTCCAACTCCGATTACTCCTTGAAATTTGCCGTCCTCTACCACTGGGGCATCAAAATCTGGGTATTCGTCTGCTCTCACAGGCTCCCACCCTTCACGAAGTTTTGCCATGACATTCTTGCGATCGTCAAAGCCTCTTACTTCCATTCTGATCCAACGGTGAACGTATCCTTCAGGAGGATTCGGTGCATCCAAAGCGGATGGTGGCGCCCAAGGTTTTCTCGCTGCTTTTTTCTCGCGAGTCTGGGCTTCGCGTGGTTCGCGACTTGCGTCGACTTTATTATTTTTTTGCATTGTTGTCTCCACGTTATTCAACATATTTCGCGTATTCATCTAAAGGCACACCCAATTTTTTTGCTATTGCGACCTGTGAAGGTGTGAGTCTCACAGACTTGCGTCCAGTTTTAGCACTGCGTTTTGCAGGTGCCACCGCTTGAACGGGTCGGTTTTGCTGACCAGATTCCCCACCACCAAAGCGATGTGGAAACTCGTCACGAATCCGTTTATCTATCTCACTATAATACTCATCGCTCGTCGCGTCAAACCCTTCGTTGAGAAGATCTTGGTGAATTACAAAAGACGTCATGGTCATGGCTCTGTCGTCGCCAAACCAAGAGTTGTCTTCTGCCCAAGATTCTGCTTTAGGATCAGGAGGCGCTGGGCGCTGTTGTTCTTGTGAGAAGTCCTGTGTAAATTGTTGTGGTGCTGAAAGTTGTTGCTCTTGAACCGCTCTACTTTGATTGAGTGCCTGTACGCGTTGGGCCTCTACTGCAAGAGCAGCTAGTTTTTGCTGAGCTTCAACTTGTTTTTCAGTGTTTTGTTCTTCGTTTGCTGATTTTAATAAGTTTTTTGTTGCCTCGGTTTCAGCAGTGATTCGATTCGCTTCCGCAATTATATAGTTACTGTCTATGTTCTGCTTCTGCTCTTTTAATGTCGCGTTTTCCTTGTGTACATTTTTTGCGTATTGTGTCGCTGCTTGTTCTCTTCTTTCTGCTTCGCGCAGTCTTCCTGTTAGTTTGTCTATTCGTTTTTTTACGTTCTTGCTATATTCTTCGTGCTCGTCTTTTTCTTCTACAACTTCGACAGCTTCTTCCGGCTCATTCTCCAAAATAGATTTTGAAGGCGTTACGGCCTCAAAAGAAGGAACGGCGTCTTCTGGAAGTTCTACGTCTACTTCAGGACCTGAATCGTCAATGGGTACAAGTTCTTCCGCAGGGTTTAGGTTTAGTTTATGTTTTGGCATGGGTCTTTCCTCATGTTAAAATTGATGCAGAATTGCTTCTGGGTCTGCTACTCTGGCAATGATTTCATCATCGTTGAGTATTTTTATTTCACCGCCCTCAATTTGAAAACGAGAACCGGCGTATCGTCCAAACAATACCCAATCCCCTTCTTCGCACCAAGGTCCAGTAGAAAATCTTTCTCCGCTATAGGCCAAAGGACCTACTTTTAGGACATATCCTAAAACGGTACTTATTTGTTGCCTTCCAAGCGTTTCGTCTGTTAATTCAATTCCTCCCTTTGTGGTTCTTTTGCCTCTATACGGAAGAATCATAATTCGCCATCCAGTTGGATCTGGAAGCTGGTCTAATAATGAAGTCTCTATTTTTTCGGGGTTTAGAGTTGCCCCTTCGTCATAGGCTTTTTCTAAGGCTGATTTTTCTGCCTCTTCTTTGTCCCATTTTTCTTGTAGCGCTGTATTAACCATTTTCTATGTCCTGATTTTTTAGAATCGTTCTAATTTCTTCGCGAATGAAGTTCAGCGCTTCGATATGACCAACAAGGTTTTGATAATGAGACCAATCTTTTGTTTCACCATTGGTCATCATTTCTTGTATTTGCTGTTCTTTTCTTCCTATTGCGCGCGTTACAGCCGTCGCGAAATCTAATATGTCTATTTTAAACTCCTAAATAGTCCTCTGGTACCGGTATCGTTGTTATTCCCCCCATACTCGGAACTCCTTGAGCTCCGTATGGGTCTCCTTGATACTGGCCACTTAAATAAGGATTATAACCCTGTGGTCCAGCAGGAATCAAATATTGTTTGCTCATTTCTGCTTCTTGGGCAGCTCTTGCTGCAGCTTGTTCTTGTTGTTGTGCCGCCTGTGTTTGTTGTTGTGCTTGCATATCAGCAATCATTTGTTGTAGTTGTTCGACCATGGACATAGCAGGAACCGGGTCTTTTTTAAAATCTACAGCTGGTTCCTCTTCTATACTAATTACTGGATACCTGTCTCCTGTTATAGGGTCTGGCGCAGGGTCCATTGTTATACCCATCAAAGAAGGCGGAACATTTGGACGCGCTTCTTGGAGAGAGGTAATTTGTTCTTGAAGACCTGTTGGGTCAAACATTTGTCTTCCTTGTAGTTCAGCGATTTGTTCTTGTAGTCCTGTTGGATCAAACATTTCTCTTCCTTGCAGTTCAGCAATTTGTTCTTGAAGACCTGTTGGGTCAAACATTTCTCTTCCTTGCAGTTCAGCGATTTGTTTTTGTAGTCCTGTTGGATCAAACATTTCTCTTCCTTCTAACGCGCCGATTCTCGATTTTAAACCGCTTGGATCAAACATTTGTCGGCCTTCCAAATCACCCATTCTTAATTGTAGTCCTGTTGGGTCGAACGGTACAATATCTCTAACACTTAAAGCGTCTATTTGTTCTTGTAAACCTGTTGGGTCAAACCTTTCCCTGCTTTCTAATGAGCCGAGTCTTTCTTGAAGCCCTGCTAGTCCTTGCATAGAAGGAGCTGGAGGCAGTCTCATAGGTTTATCAGCTGGGCCTAAAGGAGAAATAAATTCTCTTGGTGGTCTTATAGGTCTGCTTTCAGGGAGCATAGACATAATGCCCGGACCAGGCATCATCTTTTTGTTTCCCATAAACCTACTTGCCATCTTTTTTATCCTCTTTCTTGTCTTTGGCTATGCGTTCTCTTTCTACACTGGCTTTAAGTGCGGCCATGTCTTCTTGAGAACCCATTTTCTCTTCTTCCATTCGCATCTTCAGAACAGCTATGTCTTCTTGAGATTTTAGCTTTTCTTCTTCAGACTCGTCCTTCTGCCTAAGTTTTGCTTTATCTAAAGCAAGTTTCTTCTCAGCGATTTCTTTATCGTCTTGATTTTCTTGTGCTCTGAGCTGCAACTCTTGCGCTTTTAGTTTTACCACTCCGTCATCAGGTGGTGTCAAGATTTCCTCAAGTGCAGGCATTACTGTTTCCATTAATTGTAGCTCAATTTGTGCTTTAAGTGCTTCTTTTTCTGGATTAGGTGGAGGGGGCTGTTGTCCAGGGGGCACCGGTCCACCTTCTTGCATTTGTGGTGGCATCATACCGTTTGCTCCTGGTGGCATAGGCTGTTGTTCCGGCATTTGTTGGTCGGCAATCTTTTGCGCTTCCAGTGATATGTGCTGAAAGATATGTGAAACCATGGACGGCATTGTTGCCGGATTCATCATAGCCACAGGGCTTTCCAATAAGGTTAGGTGCGCCTCGATATGCGTCATGTGTTCCTGTTCAGGGAACGCTGTAGCAGGAGCACCCATAAGTGCCGCACCATTTTCTTGCGCCGGGTCCACAGGAGCGGGAGGTGGTGGATCGGGCATTAATAGTGCGTCAATGTTTTCTGAGCCTAACGCTTCATACATACGGCGATAGGATTCTTTAATATTGTGTATTTCTGGATTGCTTTGAACCAATTGTAGCTCTTGTTGCGCAAGCGAGATTCTTTGACTCATGGAAAAGAAGTTCGGATCAGAGACTGGAATGACATCAACGCGACCGTCAAAGTCTTGTTGTTTTATCATTTGATCCCCACCAGCTACTTGATACGGATACTCTGGTGGTAAAAATTCTGCGAACAATCTTGCAAGTATTTGAAACTCTGTTTTTTGTGCATAGTGCAATCGCTTATGGACCGCGGACATAACTCGTGTGCCTTGCTCCAAGAGTGCCATGGTGGTTCCAACAGGAAGTTCTTGATTGCCTTCGCCAATTTGTAGATTAGCCAGTGAAGCAAATCTTTGACCTGCTTCCACGCACGAACCCATTAATGCAAGTAGCGTTTGTGACGGTTCTTTATAAGGAAGAGGTACTAAAGAATCTCGAAGTGCGCCTCCAGGTGCATCGACATCTCTAAACTCTCCCGGCTCTAGTGGAGTCTCGTCGTCTCGGATCCTAAGCCCTCTGGCTTTAAATCCAGCAGGAAGATTAGCGAGTGTTCCAGCATCGATTAATTGTCTTAGTGCGCCGGTGGCTGTTTTGGAGAGTCCTCCAATCATGTGAATTAAGCCGAATCCGTAGAAACCCAAGCCAGGGAGAAACTTGTAATGAACGAAGTATTGAATTTTTGTTTTCAGTGGATCGTTCGGATTATAGTTTCTACGGATCGCTAGAACCTGGTTTGATGTTCGATCGACGGTTATTATGTATGGGAGATGAAAACCATCAGGATCTTCAAAACCAGGTATGTCCATGGATACATGAAACTCTAGGAGCTCATACATCATTTCATTTGTTCCTGTGCTCAGCCCTTCGAGCTCGTCTACTTTGTCTTTTGGCTTGCTAGCGATATTTGTTTCGCTGGCCTCTAGGGTAATGTCTCGATAAAAACCTGCTACTTGTTGTGTTCGCACTTCGTTGTACGTCATTTTCACAACATGGGTTACGCGCTCGCACGTTTCAATGTCACTGGCTGTGTACGGAACAACTAAATCTTCGGTGGGTACAAAAGTGCTGACTGCTCTTTGCTTGCTGGGATCAAAATAAACTTTCTTAAATGCAGAGCCTGCAAGGGGTAAATAGAACAGTAGTTGGTCCATTTCAGGGGTGTATTCCTGCATTGTTGTCGTAATTTGGTAGTTCATAAACTCTTGCACGCGCTGCGCTTGAGCCTCACTATCTGGGTTTTCCAGCCCCATAATTCTGGTTTTTACCGGTCCTTTTGCTGGAAGCAGCTCTTTAAAGGCTTGGGCTTGGAATTGTGTAACTGATTCTGCTAGGAGGGGGTGGGTGACACCGCTTGCGCCTGGAAACGGTCGTTCGCGATCTTCGTATTTGAAACCAAGTAGATCAAGTCCTTCGACATAGGTTTGTTCCCAATCTTGTCTGCTGGAATGATCGTCTTCAAAATCACCAACCAGCTCGTTGGCAATTCGTCCCAGTTCGGATTCATCAATGTATTCTGCTAAATTGGCGTCAAACGGAATATCTGCTTGCACGTCCATCTCTTCTGGACCAAAGCTTATTTCTGCCGAACCGTCTTCTATAAAAGAAACCGCAGCACCATTGTCCATGGTCCCTGGTTCTT